GCGCTGGTCGCGTACGCCCTGTTGCTGAAATCGCGCAGCAATGCTGCGAGGAAGGCTTAGCTGTGAAGCTGGACAGACAGTGTCTACCCAGAATGCGCGCGTTTCTACCAGTTGGCCCTGCGGAATCCATTGTCGCCATCACTGAGAAGTGGTGTAACGATAGTGGTGTTGAGTGGACTGTCACACGCTTAAAATGCATGCGACGAGCTCTCCTATCCTACATGGATGGGATGAATGCTGAGGCTTGTAAGAGTCTTGGCTCCGGCGGCATTGCTTACCACCGCGATGGGACACCCAAAGGTCCGTTCCGGTACATTTTCCGGATTAGCCGAAAGGATGCCTTCATGGCTTGGAATGCCATGATGGTTTATAGCCAATTCAAGTTCCTGAAGATTCCCAAATCTTCATGGGACAAGTTCAGGACAAAGGTGTGTGAAAACACCTATGCAGCATCATCAGAGGATAAGGAAACTTTCCGCCTTGGGATGGATGTACTGCAAACCGTTTTCGGTGTGCGTCCTAATACATCCCTGGTAGAGGAGATCAAACCGATCTACCACTACCCCTTCAGTCCAACCCGTCGGGCCTTGATTGGCCCCTTGGAATTTGGGCGGGAGGACCGTGGGGTGCTCGACCTTCACGGCTTGGAACCGCTGATAAGACAGCATCCGCAAATCTTCTCAAGGATTTTCGGGGAAGCTCTTGACAGCCCAGTTTCGAGATTGATCTCGGTCACTGAGTGCACATGTAAGCACTGGTCGCAGACGTGCTACTTCGAGGAACTCGAAGCAGCTTATTCGAGTGGTGACTTCATTGTCGGCTCGATTCACTGCATACCCGAACCTGGGTATAAGGCCCGGATCATTGCCAACCCAAAAAGGTTGATTCAAAAAGCCCTCACCCCCTTGGGTGATTGGCTCTTTGAGCAGCTTCGTCGGCTGCCTATGGACAGCACATATGACCAAGAGCGTGGACGGAGGAGAGTACAGGAGGAGCTCGCGGCTTGTAACCGCGTCCATTCGGTGGATTTAACATCAGCCACTGATTCCTTCCCTAGACTCCACAGTCAGGAGCTTCTTGGAAGGTTGGTGGGTGAGCCCTTTACCACTTTTATGGAGGACCTCGCGAGAGGTTCTTGGGTTCTCCCCTATAGGGAGTTTGGTCACTTCCTACCACCACCCTCTCTTAAAGAGGTCTTTACCATTTATGATGGTAGAGAGACAGCGTATATGTCCCCTGGCGATGTCATTAGAAACGACATCGCGGAGGCCCAGAAATGGGTCGGGCCCTCAGACGCAAGTTTTGACGAGCGTTATGAGGCCTGGACTGCCTATGCTTTAGAGCATCTGCAGCCCAATACTGTGTCCTGGGCCCAGGGTCAACCCCTGGGAACTTACCCTTCGTTCGCCGAGTTCGCACTTAGTCACCATTGTGTCCTTCTTGGATTGATTGCCAAGAGGGGCATACCCTGGGAGTCTTATCAACTCCTTGGGGACGACGTGTGCATTTTCGACGACGGTCTTGCTGCTGATTACCAGGCTCTGATGTCCCGATTTGGGGTAGAAATCAACCCATCTAAAGGCTTGACTTCCAACAAGCTGGCGGAGTTCGCTGGACACATCCTGACAAGCACATCGGACATACCATCATATCGATGGCACCGCCCTGGAGATGACAAC